ACATATACACTATCCATTGGTAATCATTTAACTCCATTTGTACTAGGCCCCCCTATATGAAGCTTTTTATTTATTAATTCACTAAGCCTTAGATTAGTGATGTCAAGTAATCGATCGGTAATAGTAACTCCATTTTCAGTCTTATTACCCATTCCTATTTTATGGAATTTAACTAATTGACTTCTATAAAAGTATATAATATCACTTAGTGTATGTCTTGAGTTTGATTCTAGCATTGTGTCTCCTTTACCACATTATTATTAGTTTAATTAAATATACTATACCAACCCAGAATAATATTGCTGTTGCCAACAATATACTGAGCTCTAGATAGTCTCTGAACGGTCTGAACATTTGTCCATCTCCTTTATTAATGGTATGATTGATTCAAGGAATGATTCATGTTGTGATTCATATAGTATTAGATCTTTATCACAGCATGGTTCTTCAGTTATGTCACCACAATCAGGACATATAGCTATATTAGTATAACTCATAAGTTTCTCTCCTGTACCCATACTGCCAATGATAGCATAACCCATCCGAGTCCTGCTACCGCTAGTATCATACCTATTATAAGTGCTAGTATTTCTATCATTGTGTCTCCTTGTTTGTTGTTGTAATAAAGCACATCACTCCTTATATCTTTAGGCTATTGATGTAAGATGTATAATGTGCCATGATATCACTTAACTGCATAGTATTAATGGAATGGTCGGTCATTCCCTATGTGTGCCTATGATATACTTTTAATCATGACTTATTTCTTTACTTTATATCCATCCCATAATAAGGATGCAACACCAAAGCATAATAACCAGTAGTATATTATACTCTCATGATAACCCATCATCCTATAATGCATGAAGCATTGAAAGGTGATTACAAATACTAATACAACTGCGAATATTCTAGACATTATGATATTTCCTTCCTAATCTAACTTTTGTGTGAATTATTGATTTGGCCAGTTGATCCAAAGTGTAAGGCAATGTTTGAGGATCGTTTGCCACCATGTTAATAATGTTCCATCTTAATTTAAGATTTGGACCATCATTACATACAACCAATAAGGATAAGCCAACCATGTGTTTACTACTTAATTCACGGTCATTATGTTTATCAACAAGATAACCCTCAGGATTACAGATGATACATTGGTCACCTGTTGTTTGGTTGTCACATGTTAAGCAAGTATGAGTATCCATTTGATATCCTTTATTGGTATAAGTTTAGTACAAGTTTATATATATAATCGTGCACAGGTGTGTGATGAGGGGAGTAAGGAGGGAGCATAAACTCCCCCCAACCCACAAGAAACTACTCAGAAAAGTCAACAATAGCATCCTTACCATCAGGAGTAGGATACATATCACGCAATGTTTCAGCATCTATCCAATTCTCGTAACCATTCTTGGCATGAACATACAGCCAATGAGTATCACCACCCCAATTAGAACGCCTACCAGTACACAAAGCAAGAGCAGAACGCTTCTTTTTCTTTTTGGTGATAGGGTCAGTAATAAAGAAGTGGAGAGTAACATTAGTATCAGCAATATGTTGAGTGGTAGAAATGCTGGCAGTAGCAGTAGCCACAGTAGCAGGTTCAACAGTAGGCTCTTCAGTAGTAGTAGTAGTTGGTTCAGACATGTCTAAAACCTTTCAATTAAAATGAAAAACAACGTAATTAGCAATAGGAAAAATCCTATCCAAGCCACCCCGTTTTGAGTATAGGCAGTGCATAGAAATTCTACAATTTTTGAAACCTCTTTGAAAGTTAACGAAAATGTTTTAGATTACCTATATATAAAGGGGGCCCAAATGTTATGGGATCATTTAATTATAATTTTTGTTACGGTGAGTCTAATTACGGCTATGAGATACCTGGATACAATGCCTGGATATTCATGCCCAAAGTATTGTGGAGTAGATCATAAGCATTGGGATTGGCCATCCGATTTTGATCAACCGATTGATAAAAATGTTAAAGTCAATAAAACCAAAGAGTTAGCATTAAAATAAAAATGTTGCATGTTAATTTTATTCTATATAAATTATAGCTATTAAATAAGGAGGTGTTCTCATGAAAAGATATGTGTTAACTATAGAGTATGATGAGGATACTGAAGAGATAGAATACGTATCAGAGGAGATGGTGATAAGGGAGAGTGAGCCATTTAACTTTGGAGAGGTTGATATCTCTGAATATTTCGATGAAGAATTGTTAGAGTACATGAGTGAATGTTATATAATAGGAAAGACATAATAATTTGCTTCGCAAATTGTCTTGATCCCTTCGGGATCGCAGCTTAAAGGGAGTGTTTATGAGGAATAATAGTATATATAATATGAAAGATAAGATGGATGATATAACTTTACATAATACAATAAATGCATTAAGTAGATCCTTGGAGGATGTTACTTACAGGCTATATGCGCTAGAGGATAGCGTGGCTAATATTAGTGCACATATTGAAGAACAAAAAGGGGAAGATAATGGCGAGTCTAGACGGCTACAGCTTGAACGAAAAGATTGATAATCTTAGGAAAGAGGTAGGAGAAGATTTAATACAATTACAAAAGGCTTTTGCCAATTTGTATGAATATATAAAGCAACTAGAATTAAAGGGTGATCCTAAAAAAGGATGCTGTAATAAGCCTAAGGACACTAAAAAGAAAGCTACTAATGTAAAACAAAAGAAAGGAGCTAAGAATGCCTAAAGGAGGACTTAGTTATAAATCATATGCATCATGCGTTAGAGATGCAGCAGCTAATGGAGTATCTGCAGGACCCTGTAAAGAGTTAGCAACAGGATCTAATTCAGGAATGCCAAATAGCTCTGGCAACAATATGCCACAGCCACGACCAGGTAGCATTAAAGGCTATGGGGGTGGAAATACAATTACACCGCAACCTGATCCGCGTAGACCACAAGGTAATCAACCTATGTCAGGTCAAATGGGTATGAACCCAGGTGGTGTAGTTAGACCAAATGCTAGAAGCATTAAAGGTATGGGTGGCAATAATGTCATTACACCTCAACCAGACCCACGTAGACCACAGGGTAATCAGGTAATGTCAGGTCAAGGACCTGCGGGCATGAGACCTGGTAATATTGCTGGACCACCAGCTCAAGCAGGACCTAGACCCTTAAGCAAACGTAGACGTAGACCACAACCAAATCCAGCACCTATGCCTAGCAACTTTAAAGGCCATTATTAAATAGATGGCAAAGAAGATCCCTAAAGGGCATCATCGCTGACCATATAGTGGTAATATTCATCCGGTGGGTGATAATCACAAGATAACTGGAAAGCTAGCTAAGGATATGGGTCTGCAATCTGGCACTGAAGTGCATGGAGAAGATACGGGTACTGTTGAGTACTTATATCAACCCATCACGTATAAAGAGGGCAAGTAATTTGCGTTTTTATAAGGTCAATGGCATTGAGCATAAGGTTTATGAGCCTGATGATGTTCTGCCAAAGGGACTGATTGTTCAGTCTAGATGGCGAGAAGGACAGGTTGGAGACTGGATAAAGGCAGATGATGACTGCATTATTCAGGTCTTACGCAGAGGTAAGATGCATAAGCCTAAAGGAAAGCATAAAGTTGTAGAATACTTAGGTACCTGTACGGGTACCTTTCCTATTTCAAGGTCTAAGATGGATACGTCTAGAAGAATTAATATATATTCCTTTGGCGGGAGTAAATTAGCTGAAGACATAGTAATAGAAAGAACAGCATTAAATAAGCATGAAAAGATGTTCGTTCTTTATATGTCTATGGGTATGAGCCCTGAATCAGCATATATGAAGGCATATCCTACTAAGAATAGTAAATATGCTAGTGTAAAGTCTAGTCAATTAATAAGTACCGAAAGGGTTATGACTGCAATGAAAGAAGAGTTGAAGCCAGTTTTTGAAGATTTAAAGATTAGTAATAAATATGTTTTAGAGACCATAAAGGGGGTAATCGACTCTACTGAGAAAGATGAAACTCGTTTAAAGGCATTATTTAAACTAGCAGATATTATGGATATGGAAGAAAAGACAAAATCAAATGTAACACAAATAACAGGAGCACTTTTTCAGGGGTTTTCAGACGATGAAATACAAGCAGCAGAAAGACCAAAAGAAGTCTCCACTGGATCTTAAAGGACTTAAAGTCCTGGCTCAGGGGAGAGTTAAGAAAGATATAGCAAAAGAGAGATGGGATATTTGTGCAGCATGCCCTGATCTAAGTAAATTTAATAGATGCGTCCATTGTGGATGCTTTATGAAATCAAAGGTAAACTTTAAAAAAGCCTCATGCCCAATAGGGATATGGGATGCGGAGGAATAATGGCCAACGGCATGCAACAACCACAACAACCAATGCAGCAACCTCAGGAAGATATTAGTCCTGAGGAGCAGCAAGAATTAACTAGTTATTTTGAAGATATGATGGTTAATGATTGGATATCTAAGGAGAAAGCATTATCTTTTAGTGCTGACGCTGGAGATTCTCGTTATGATGCATTAGATAGCTCTAGGAAGGATGAGATAAATAATGATGTTTTTAACTATTATAATGGATTATATACCAATACTATTGTTGAGGATCAGAATACTCCCAATATAACCTTTGAAAATTTTGTATTAATGCATAATCCTGAGACTGATTTTAAATCAGACTTATTAAACTTCTCATTAGGAACTAAAGAGACTGATGCTACAGTATGGCAAGATACATTTGCTCATAATACTGAATTGCATAAAAAAGCAGCACTTCAGGGATATCAGCACAATATAATGATGATGGGAGCTGCAGAAGCAGGTGGCCAATCTCAACCTACATAATGTTTCTAAAATGGAAGAGCAATTACTGCTTGCCAAAAATGATCTAGTATCTTTTGGTAAGCTGTTTCTCCCTGATGATTTTATGAGGAGTGAAACTCCGTTCTTCCATTATGAGGTTTGTGATGTATTAAATGATTTATCAGTAAAGCAGGTGGCGGTTATCTTGCCGCGTGGTCATGGTAAAACAGTTTTAACTAAATGCTCAATAATGCATGATTTTGTATTTGCTGATGAGCCTTTATTTTATGGATGGGTAGCTGCATCTAGCAAGATATCTATACCAAATTTAGATTATGTAAAATATCACTTGGAATATAATGATAAAGTACGTTATTATTTCGGTGATTTAAAAGGAAGAAAATGGACAGAAGATGACATTGAACTTAAAAATGGCTGCAAACTTATCTCTAAGTCAAACCTTTCGGGTATACGTGGCGGGGCTAAGTTGCATAAAAGATACGATCTTATCATCCTTGACGATTTTGAAGACGAGAATAATACCGTTACACCAGAGTCTCGTTCTAAAATCTCAAATCTTGTTACGGCTGTGGTCTTCCCTGCTTTGGAACCAAGCACTGGCCGTTTGCGTATTAATGGTACGCCTGTGCATTTCGATGCATTTATTACAAATATTCTTAACGGGTGGCAAAAAGCTAAAACACAAGGTAATGACTTCTCTTGGAATGTAATAACTTACAAAGCAATCCAGGAGAATGGAACACCCCTATGGCCTTCATGGTTTGGCCACAAGGAGATGGAGCGGAAGAAAAAGTTTTATGCAGACAGTGGGCAACCACAAAAGTTTTATCAAGAGTATATGATGGAGGTCCAAAATGAAGAAGACGCTATCTTTACTAGAAACCATATTAAATATTGGAATGGACATTTTTACAGGGATGAAGACACTGGTATTGGATATATTAAAACCGAAGAAGGGGACCATAAGCCCGTCAATGTATTCGTTGGGGTTGACCCTGCTACAGATAGTACTCGTAGGGATAGTGACTTTTCTGTTTTATTGGCTGTGGGGGTTGATGCTTACAATAATATCTATGTTCTTGATTATTTACGGAAGCGGTCTTTACCTGTTCTTGGTATACCAGGCGACCCTAAAAAAGGTATTGTTGACTATATATTCCAATATAACAAAACTTATAGTCCCAGTTTATTCTGCATTGAAGACACGACTATGTCAAAACCAGTTTTTCAATCGATTAATGCGGAAATGAGAAGAAGAAACGATTTTACTGTAAAGTATGCCGCTGAAAAGCCTGGCACTAGAATGTCTAAAAGGGATAGAATACAAGAGATACTAGCGCAGCGATTTGCTGTTGGGGGTATGTATATTAAGAAAGATCAATATGATCTTCAAAGAGAGATATTGACATTTGGTCCAAGAATGGGCCATGATGATGCAATTGATGCATTAGCATATTCATGCAAATATGCGTATCCTCTAAAGTCAATTAAAAAGAATGATAAAGGCAACTGGTACAAGCATAAACCAAAAGCCAGAAATTGGGTAACAGCATAATGCCACAACATATAGGTGATAGACTTAGAAAAAGCCCCGTTAACTTAAAGAGTCAACAAAAGCAAAAAGATGTTCGTAATGTAAGAGGCGGTAGGCCAATTAACCAAGCATTAGGAGCTCCATTAGTTGCTGGTTATTTTGGAAATGGTCGATCTAATAGAGATGTAAACCCAATTGATACAGGTGGGGCGTCTCAAATTGATATACCTGGTGAGGGATTTACCAATGAAGCATATCAACCTCCTAATTTTAACCCATGCCCTCCTGGATATACTCAAAATCCTGGAGCGACTGGTGATTATGACGATCCCTATTGTATTCCCTCTACTAATATGCCAGGAGGCGAATCATTTATTCCTGGGGTAGGGGATAGTTTAGGAATGGCTTTCGAAGGTGCCTTCGGGAACTCTATACCTGCTGGAGATCCATTTGCAGGTGGTCCAGAAGATCAACCTGGCTTTGGTATGGGGTCTCATTGCCCTATAGGATATGTTTATGAACAAACAACAGGAGAGTGTATTTCTGCTGGAGCAGCTGGCGGATGGGGTAATTATAATACAGGGAATGACTATTCTGCTGGATTTGGTCTTGAATCCGGAGAGTGTATGCCAGGGCAATCTTGGAGCCAAGAATTACAACAATGTGTAACAAGTGACAGTTTTATGCAAGGAGACACAGGTGAAGACTTTTCAATGTATGGAGATTGGTTTGGTACCACTGGAGGATGTGGTGCTGCTCCAACGTGTCCTAATAATTTAACAACTGGTGGATCTGGTGGGGCTGGAGAATGCGCAACCTGGAATGCTGAAGCTCAATCATGGCAATGCATGAGTATTAATCAAGAGAATTGGAATTATGAAGGTGGCACTGAATGGCAAGTCTCCCCATCAGAATATGGAATGGATTTTTCATATCTAGGTGACTTTGCTGCATGGATGGTAGAAAATGGATATGAATCTAATGATCCAAATGCATGGTGTCATTATCAGGGATTGAGTGTAGATGAAAATGGAGAATGTTTTCAACCACCATCTGGTACTGGTGATACTGGTGGCCCTGTTGGTCCTGGTGGTCCTAGTGGGGCAACTCAAACTAGTGGTGCAGGTATACATGGGGGAGGCTGGAATCCTGGTGGAGGTGAGGTTAATCAATTTGGCTGGAATTATTGTGAACTTGATAATCATTGCGATGATGGTGAAATATGTGTAATGGGTGTATGTACAGATCAAGGAGAGGCATAAAATGCCAAGATTTGGTAGTAGTAGCAAGAAAAGATTAAAAACCTGTGATGAAAGATTACAGAAAGTTTTTAATGAAGTAATTAAACATGTAGATTGCAGCGTGCTGGAGGGACATAGAGGCAAAGAAAGACAGGATAAGTTCTATGACGAAGGAAAAAGCAAAGTACGGTTCCCTGATGGTAGGCATAATAAGTTGCCTAGTCGTGCTGTTGATATCACACCTTATCCCGTCGACTGGGATGACAGAGAGCGTCAAACTCTTTTTGCAGGGTTTGTGCTTGGGGTGGCTCGTGGGATGGGTATTGTGCTTCGCTGGGGTGGGGACTGGGACCAAGACTGGCAAGTAATGGATAATAAATTTGACGATTTTCCACATTTTGAGATAAAGGATTAATATATGGCAACACTAACACCAACATTAACACTAGCTAGCTCGGATGCTACTAGTGACGTTTTAAACATGACAGTCACTGATAGCTTAACAGTAACAGTCCCATCAGCAGGATTATCTAAATTAAATGTAACTGCTACAGGTGGTAACCATATAATAGTTCCGGCTGGTACAGCTGTAACATATTTATTTGTTAGGCACACAGGAACAACAGATGGTTCTACCGCAACAGCACAATTAGTAGATATAGAAGATACAGCAGATGTAGCTATATGTCGCTTGGCTGCTGGTGAATGGGCTTTTTTCCCTGCGAATAAAGCTGGCGCTAGTACTGGCATTCAACTTCAAGTAGCTCATGCTAGTGAAGTGCAATGTGAATTTGCATATTGGACTAAGGGGTAATATGGCGACATTAAAAGTAAATATCACAGAAGCAATTACCTTGAACGGAAGCAACTATGGGGCAAAAAATGCATTATCAGTAACTGGTATTAATGGGGTTGATAAGCGTTTAGTAACCGTTTTACATAGTGCAAAACAACAAATATATGCAGGTGGTTCTACTGTTGCGCAAGGGACGTATATATCTGCAAATGTTAAGTATATACGTATTACTAACTTGCATGCTTCTCGATTTGTATTGTTACATTTTGAAGGCAATGCTCATTACTCTCAGCATAAATTAGAAGCTGGTAAAAGCTTTATAATAGGGACTACTGTTGGGTTTGATAATAATGCAGATTTAGATAATTTTAGTAGTGAGACTATTACGAAAATAGATGCTAAAGCAGATACTGGTTCAGTCGATTTAGAAATGTACATAGCAACCGCATAGGAGTTATATGGCAAAGAAGCTAAAAACAGCTGATAGGATTAGACAATTATTCAATAAGGTTAATTCTCGCACAAGAACACAATGGGAGTATATTAACCAAAAAGGGTTTGATTTTGCTAATGATAATCAATTAACTGAAAGTGAACGGCTTGCGTTGGAAGAGCAAGGCATGCCTACATTTACTATTAATAGAATTATGCCTGTAGTAGAAATGCTAAATTATTATGCTACAGCTAATGATCCTAGATGGCAAGCAGTAGGAGCTGAGGGAAGTGATATTAATACAGCGGCTGTTTTTTCAGATATATCTGATTATGTTTGGTATCAATCTGATGGCAGCACTCTATATGCTAATGCTATTAATGATTCTATAACTAAATCTTTAGGCTATTTAATGCTTAGTGTTGATCCTGATTCAGATCAAGGTATGGGTGATGTTAAAGTTAGTCAGCCAGAACCATTTGATGTTTATGTAGATCCTAAGTCAAGAGACATGCTATTTAGAGATGCCTCATTTATTATGGTTAGAAAAGTATTGCCAGAAGATCATTTGATGACATTATTCCCTGGCGATAAAAAGAAAATTAAAAAAGCTTCTTCGGATCAAAATGTTGATTATACTTATACAGAAAAGTCTCAAGGCAATATGCAAAAAGATTTTACATATAAGGATATATCAGAAACAGAAACTGTTGATCCTGAAACTGGAGATCACGGCAAGTTATTAGAGCTATTTGAAGTATATGAAAAAGTTAAAGTGGCTTATGTTAATATATTCCATAGCGTCCCACCAAATGAGGAGGAAATTGCTCAAATACAAGAGCAAGTTGCTGTAACGATTAAGGATATGGGAGAAGAGCTGGTGGTCAAGCTGAAGGAAACTGAGCTTGAATATACTAGACTAGTAGAATCTGGAGAGATGATACAAGAAAGATTTGAGCTTGAAATGAAGAAAGCTCAAGAGGATGCAAAGGCTCAATTAGATGGAGCCCAACAACAATTAATATCTGACATGGAAGCGAAAGCATCAAAAATAGAAAACAGTGTTGTTACTAAAACAGAATTTGATATCATGGTAAAGGATCCACTATTAAGTACCTTGATTGTAGATGTTATACCATTTCATGGGACTAGGATTAAGCAAACTTTAATTATTGGTAATCAAACCTTATATGAAAAAGTGTTGCCAGAAACAATTACACAATATCCAATAGTACCATTCCACTATAAATGGACAGGAACTCCATTCCCTGTTTCTGCTGTAAGCCCATTAATAGGCAAGCAAAGAGAGATGAATAAAGCTCACCAGGTTATGCTACATAATGCATCATTAGGCTCAAGCTTAAGATGGATGCATGAAGAGGGTAGTATAGATACAGATTATTGGGAAAAATATTCAAGTTCTCCAGGAGCATTATTACCTATTAGGCCTGGTGCTGTTGCTCCAACGGCTATACAGCCAGCTCCTTTATCTAATGCATTTTTTAGTATAGTGCAAGAAGGTAAGCAGGATATGGAGTATTTAGCAGGTATATTTGGTGCAATGCAGGGGGATACAAGTTCTCAGCATGATACTTATAAAGGTATGCTTGCAACGGATGAATATGGCACAAGAAGAGTAAAACAATGGCTAGCAAATGCTATTGAACCAGCATTAAAGCAATTAGGTGTGGCTATGTCTGAATATACAAGAACTGTTTATACTGCCAATAAAGTATTTAGAATAGTTCAACCAAATGCAATACAAGATCAAAAACAGGTAGAAATAAACGTACCAATGTATAATGATTTAGGTGAAGAGATTGGTAAGTGGAATGATTATGCTTCAGCTCAATTTGATGTACGTATTGTTCCAGGATCTACATTGCCTATAAACAGGTGGGCATATTTAGCAGAATTAAAAGAGTTAATGCAACTTGGTGTTATAGATGATATAGCATTGTTGGCTGAAACTGATATTAGGAATAAAGAGGAATTAGTAGAGCGCAAATCTATGTACTCTGAATTACAAGGACAAATATCTGGTATGGAAGAACAAGTTAAAAACGCTGAAGGTACTATTGAAACTCTTGAACGTCAACTTGTTCAAGCAGGTATTAAAAACAAGGTTATGCAAGCTTCTGTTGAAGTGGATAAAAAGCGCAATCAAATTAATGCAGGCATGGATAAGCAGCTTAACGAAGCTAAAGCTCAGAATAAATTATTGATGAGCGATAAAAAATTGAAAAACGAAATTGCGAATAAGAAGCTTGGAATGCATATAGATTCTGAGATTCAACGCATTAAATCAGAAAACAACAACAAAAAATAATCGATAGGAGAGATTATGTCAAAAGACAAAGACCAAAGTAACTCAGTTAACACTGGCACTTCGGATTTTTTCGACTCATTAGACCAACAGGTTAATGGGTCAATTATAGATCAACCATCAGAGACAACCCCTCAGCCGGTGGCACCAAAAATGGTAACCCGACCCGCAACTAAGGGCACTCAAAATACGAATGTTGATTGGCAGAAGAGATACAGCGATTCCAGTAGAGAGGCTACTAGGATCAAGGAAGAGCTTAATGAGCTTACACCTTTTGTACCACTTCTCAATGCGATGAAGCAAGACAGCGGACTAGTAAATCACGTTCGTGGATACTTACAGAATGGTGGAACACCATCTAAAAACGTTAAAGAAGAACTTGGACTTGGAGAAGACTTCACGTACGATCATGATGAAGCTCTAAATGACCCAGATTCCTCTTCAGCAAAAGTATTCAATGCTCAAGTAGATAAGGTCGTGAATAAAAAGGTTTCACATTTAATGCAGCATGAAAAACAGCAATCTGCTAAGCAGGATGCTGCAACTGCAAGACAGCGTGAAACAGCTGTATTTATGCGAAAGCATAAAATGAATCAGGAGCAATTTAACTCCATGATGGAAAAGGCTAAAACACGAAACATGTCACTTGATGATATTTATTATATTCTAAACAAAGATAGAAATGCAGCTAAAGTTGCAAGATCTACACGTAGAGATATGATGAGTCAAGCAAAGAACGTGAAAAGTATGCCCGCTACGACTGCTAACGTAAACAGCCCTAGAGCTGATGTATCACAGGATGATCAAATCTTTGATGATATGTTAGGCCAAGGTGGGGCTGATGAGTTATTTGGATAGACAGTCTATTCAAATATAGTCTAATTTCTCTACTCAAAGGCCTTGTAGGCAGATGCGAGAGAGATAAATAGGAGTCAGTAATGGCAGATATTTTTGAAAATGGTCTGTTAACTGGGATCTCAGGCGATAACGCCCTTGGTGCAACTGCCGGGAGTGTTCGTGATGGTGATGGTTTAGATACAGGTGCTCTGCGCAGAAAGTTTAATTTCGGTGACAGAGTGTCAGAACTCAATTTATCACAAGATCCTTTTTTTCGGTTCGTAAGCAAGGTCTCTAAAACGGCCACAGATGATCCAGCTTTTAAGTTTACAGAGAAGCGTGGTTCATGGCATAAGCGTTATGCTTATGTAACTAACTATAGTGCAACATCAGGAGCTCTAGCATTAGCTGGAACTGATGCAGCTGTAGCAGCTACTGCTGCTGAAGCAGGTGATGACGCATATTTTGCAATGGCCACTGATTATAAATCAGAAGGTAACATCCAAAATGTACAAGGTCAAACCAGTGCAGATATTACTGTTGGTATGGCAGGAACTCAACCATCTTTTTTCCTTCCAGGACAATTGGTTAAGGTTCCTTATAACACAACAGTAGCTACAACATCATGGCTTGATGCAGATGCAGATAAATCAACAGCAGCAGAGAACTATCTTGTATGTAAGATTGTCAGTGTAGATACTTCATCATATAGTACTCATGCAGTTATTAAAACTAAGGTTGTTAAAGGCGAGGCAGCTGCTTTCGAATTTACTTCATTTAGTGATCATAACAATGCACTTGATGCTATTGATATCTCTAGTAAAAGTATTTCAGAATACTTAGAACCTAAGAGATGTTATGTAGTTGGTTCAGCACATTCTGAAGGATCTGGTTATCCTGAAACATGGAAAGATCAGCCTTATGGTACAGGTTATGGGCAAACCCAAATCTGGAAGACAGCTATGGCTATGACCAACACAATGCGTGCCACTTCTCTCAAATATGAGCAGAATGAATGGTCACGTATTTGGCGTGAAAAACTTATTGAGCATAAATTTGACATTGAGCAATCTTTGTTATTTGGTTCTCAATATGTTGATGGTGATGGTGTTCAGTACACTCAAGGCGCTGTTGATTTTGTAGTTAACTATGGAAATAAATTTTCATTAGATGTTGACACAAAGACTGCAGATGATTTCCTTGATGATATGTCTAGTTATATGGACCCACGTTATAATAATGCTTCTGGTACAGTATTTTTCTGTAGCACTGCAGTATTTAACTGGCTACATAAATTAGGTGGATTCTTCAAGAACAATCTTGAAATGTCATCTAACTATCGTGCCGATATGGCGATCACAGGCAAAAAGAAGGTTATGGGAATTGATATTACTACAATTTCTACACCTTACGGAGATATGAACGTAGCTCGTAACATCCATTTAGATGGAACTAATATTAAATTATTAGGTGTTAATATGAGTAACTGCAAGTATCGTCCACTCGTAGGTAACGGCATTAATCGTGACACATCTGTGTACGTTGGTGTTCAAACATTAGAAAACAGCGGAATTGATCGCAGAGTAGATCTCATTCTTACCGAAGCCGGTATGCAGTGGGAAATGCCTGAATCACATGCTGTTTGGACAGCTTAGGAGGTCTGATTATGGCAAATCCAATGTATGGACAAAATAAGTTCGATGATGATGCTAATGTATTTGGTGTAGGCAAAACGAATGTTTTGAAACCAGCAGCAGGTACATCTACTGTTTCAGCTAATGATTCAGGATCACTTATCTTTCTAAATGATGCTGATGGAGTTATTCAATTGCCTCCAGCAGTAGCAGGACTTCAATACAAAGTCGTATTTGGAATTGATACTACTGCAGGATGCAAGATATTAGCAACTGCTGGTGACTGCTTCTTTGGTACGATAATTGTTAATTCAACTACTAAGACTAAGTCTAGTGCTCAATCTATTGATCATGCTACAGCTATTGCTACAGTAGCTAGTTATGATACTTTAGACTTTACACACGATAGTAACACTATGGGTGGTAAAGCTGGAGATGTGGTTGAATTGATCTGTTTAGATTCTGATGCCTGGATGGTTAGTGGAGCCTTAATAAGTGACGGTACTGATCCAGATGCAATAGCAATCATTAACGCATCTTAAGGAGGTAACTGATGGCTAAGTTAGGCGCAAAAGCTGGATGGAATGAAAATTATGTCCAGTCAATAACAGCTTCTTCTACCTTAGGTGCCGGTGATAGTGGTAAAGTTCTTACTGTAGCTACTGATGCTTTAGTAATTACTCTACCAGCTTGCGAAGCAGGACTCAAGTTTACGTTTGTAAACACGGGTGCTGATGGTAACAATATTATTACTCTTTCACCTCAAGCAACAGATTCAATCTGGGGTACTATTACCCTTTCTGGTTCTGTTGTTGATTTAGGTGGAGTTGTTAATAAGGATCTAATCAATACTAAAGGAACTTCAATTAAAGGTGACGCTGTTACCTTGGTTTCAGATGGTACTGATTGGTATGTTACTGCTTCAACTGGTATATGGGCCGCTGAGGCTTAAATAGTAAAACAAATAGATTCGCCCCCCTCACCTGTGGATATTCTCTCCCCAGGGGGGGGTGGGTCTTATTAAAGGGACAATATGGCAACATTCGAAGCACAAGTACATGCATTGACAAATATAGGGGCTACTTTAAGTGGTAGTACAACCCCTACGGATGCTCAATTAGATCAATTTCTAAAGGATGGGGTATTAGACGTCACTGAAAAGTGTCTCACTGCTATGCCAGCAGAGGTACAAAACTTTCAAAGGGAATCTGCAATAATAGATTCTAATGGGGGGTTAGATTTAGGTGGAGCTAGAATATTAAGTGTATTGAGAGAGGCTACTTCTGATGGGTCTTCTGATGGATCTCCAGCATGGAGAGCCTGTAAATTAATAGTCCCTGCATTGCAATCTAGAGTAGTAGATCCTGATAGTTTAGATTTTGCATCTATATACAATCCTGTATATATGATTTCAGACAATAATAAGATTAATGTTTATCCAGTACCAGATGATACCAATGATGGATATAAGGTTTATTATGTTAATAATGTTCCAACGGATGAGACTAATGGTGCAGCATTAACACATGCACATTCAGATATAAAATTTTTCCCAAATAATAAGATACATTTAGTATCAATATATGCAGCTATAAAATGTATAGAAACTAAGTTATCAGCTATGCATGCTAGTATACCAGCATATAGTGATCAATCTACCGTTACGGATGACTGGAAATTTATAAAAACAGCAATAGAGACTCAAGAAGATTTAGAATTAGGTAGTGCAAGAGTTGCAAGTTTAGGTGCAGAAATGCAACAATTCGCAGCAGAATACCAATGGTATCAATCAAGGGCTATATCATTAAAGCAGGATTATATGTCTTCCTTTCCAGGAAGTGCCCCTCAACCTCAACAACAGGGAGATAGATAATGAAAGTACAAGAATTGATGGAGAGAGTTGGAATGAATGAAACTGGTAGAGCTATTGCATATATTAAAGATGGACTAGAAGAGATTAATGTAATAGCAGAAACTCATATTACTACTGCCAGGATTGATATCATAAAAGATCAAAGATATTATAATTTACCTAATAATATGGTTAAGGCTATTGATATAAGATGTAAGAATCATCATAACAGTAAAGATGAGTATAGAAGTATACCTAGGATGGTTGGCAATCCAATAATAGAAGATGCAGATGGAGTATAAATGGCAGCATTAAAAGAATACGCATATCAAATAAGAGGCAATCAACTTTCTGTAATTGAAAGAGATGCAGCCTCTGTACAGGACGGGCAGACATTAACTGCTCCTAGCATAGATCTCCCAACTGGTGCAGGTACTTGGAAAAGTCCATTAACTGCAGTAGCTAATGGTATCGAGATAGAATATGCATATAGTCCTATATACTCAACCCCATCTAAAAAGATTGATTCTGGTAATGCAGATAATTACCACACTTATAACGGATGGTTTATTGTTGATGGATATCTTACTCTTGGAGCTACTGCTACGGTTTTGACTACCTATTCAAGTATAGCAGTAGATTCATATATTTTAATTGAAAATTCTGAAAGATGGAATGGCTTGCATAAGGTTAAGGCCATACAAAGTATTGCTGGAGGATCTCATGGAGGAGTCCAAACATATACAAAGGTAAACCAATCTACTGCATACTTCACAGATGATGCTGTTTCATGGGATGCTAATGAGGATTTAACCAGTGTTGATACTTCATTCTCAGAGGCTTTTAATGCTAGTCCTGGAGATAATGAGTATATATGGATTGCTGGAAGTGATGACTCAGCCGGAGTTAACAATGGTTTATATTCTGGATGGAGTTTTAGTGGTACTACTTTGGATCTTAGTGATGGAACAAAATATGCTATTTCATCAGGTGAAGAAAGTGCTACTATTGTTTCATGGGGAGCAGATGGTGCTCAGGCAGTATATATATATGAAGCATTTAGGGAGAATGGTAGTGCTAAATTTTACTCAGGAGTAACTGCACTTGTAGATGAATCTTCTGAAATAGACCTACCTAACTATCTTGCTAAAGCATTAGTCTTATATGTAAAAGCTAAAATGTTTGAAGATATCCAAGATATACAATCAAAAGAATACTTTATGAAAGAATTTAGAAAGATGATAGAAACCCATGAAAGTGGAAAGATCTGGGGTTCTCGCAGAATTATGGCGGGACCTGGAGCAATTAGATAACAATAAACAAGCCCATTCACGGACGGTCAGTCCTTAGGGCAGGAGGTAAAGATGGCAGCAGGATTACATAGGCTTTCAGTTCAGGAAGCAAACAATGCACAATTAGGTCAAGGTGGCTTTAAAGAGTTAGATTCAGCAGGCAATACTGGTGATGGAAACTTTTGTGCTTTTCAGATAATATCACCTACAGCAGGAGATGTTGCTACCGTTGGGGCAACGTGTCATACTGGAGATGACTTAACAGCTACCTCATTAATTGCAGGTACAATTATCTATGGACCATTTAAGAAAATTACTATGAGTTCTCCAACTGATGCAGACGTTCACGTCTTATGTTATTATGGTTGATTCATTAAAAGCAATAGGGACTAGTACAGGAACTATAATAGTTAATATATGGAGCTTAGTACCAGAAGCATTAGGAGTTGTATTGATTATAATGAATATAATCTATATATGGCTCAAAATCAAGAGAATATCTAAATAGGAGAGAATATGCCTAAGAAGAATAAAAGTGCTTTTAAGAGGGCAATAGTGACCCCAGACAAGCACTTCCCTTTGGC